CAAGCAAAACTAATGGGCGAAATCGTCAGCATCCCAAAGCGCCAGTATGTGCGCAGCCAGAAGCTATTGCGGTTGGTGACTACCATTCCGTGCCAGCTCTGCGGGTCGTGGGATTTTGTCCAATCCGCGCACACCAACTGGGGCGGCGGCAAAGGGCGGTCGATTAAGTCGGATGACAACCTGATCGCGGCGTTATGCGCGTCGTGCCATTTCGACATCGATCAGGGCAGCAAATGGTCGCGCAAGGAACGGCAGCAAGCGTGGTGGCTGGCGCACCGCAATACCGTGGAACATTTAGTGGACGCAGGATTATGGCCGGTTGACGTACCGGTGCCGAATGATACAGAATGGCAGCGACTTTTCTCTCTCCTATGAGTTGAATCGCTGCTTTGACCCGTGCTATGCGCGGGTCTTTTTTGGGTGGAACATGGACGAAGAAGCCGCACATTTTATAGCCACGCTCTTGCACAGCAGCACCGTGGCGCATTTCATGCACCTATCCACCGATTCGTACTCACGGCACAAGGCGCTTGGCCGTTACTACGAGGACATCATTGAGCTGGCCGATAGCTTCGCCGAGGCGTATCAGGGCCGGTACAACAAGATCAAAAAGTACCCCGACGATTACCATGCGGGTACTGATCCGGTGGAATATCTTAAAAATATGCAGAAATTTGTGGATGACGCAAGGGAGCATTTGCCCCAAGACAGCGAAATTCAGAATATTATTGACGAAATTACCGAGCTGATTGACAGCACGTTGTATAAACTGAAGTTTCTAGACTGAAAGGACTACCATGAAAGACAACGCAGAAATGACCCCAAAGGGCTACGGTTCTGGCACCAAACCGCCTGCTGGCGCTAATGCTTCGGACGCATCGGGTGAGCGCCACGGCAAAGTCGTAAACGGCATCGGCATGGGCAAGGCTGACGGTACTGGCAAAAACAGCCAGTTCGACGGTGGCCGCAGCAAGGGTATGTGCTACACCCACGACCGTTCGTCTTATCAAAAGTGATTATCAATAAAACAACGGGCATCCTATGAGCGATGTCCGTTGCAAATCTTGCCGATTCTTTACGCAAGCTCAAGTAATGGGCTTGTGTCGTCGTTTTCCCGAAACTCAAAACAAACACGAAATGGACTGGTGCGGCGAACACCAGTTAAGCGTTGTTACGTCGGTGCCGGTCTATGACGTTATGGCGCAAGCGGAACCTAAAAAAAGAGGGAGAAAACCTAATGCTAAAGCCGTTGCGTGATCGTATTGTTGTAAAGCCTGAAGTCCGCAGACTGTCGGACATTCTTTATGTTCCCAACAAGGAACCATTCAACGAAGGCACGGTGGTGGCAGTTGGCCCAGCGGTGCGCGACACTAAGGTCGGCGACTTTGTTAAATACGGCAACGGCAGCTATTTAGACTGGCCTGTCCATGAGTTTGAGGGTCAGGATTACCAGATTATCCAGGAAGGCGATGTTGCCATGATCGTGGAGCATTAAATGGCAAAGCACGACAAACCGATACCCAAAACGACCACCGGCAAGGGGAAGAACTACAACCCGATCGAGAAGGGCGCGGGTATGACCGCGAAAGGTCGTGCTGAATACAATCGCAAGAATGACTCAAATCTAAAACCACCAGCACCAAACCCAAAGACAAAAGCCGACGCTGGACGCAAGGCAAGTTTCTGCGCGAGAATGGAAGGGGTGGTCAAACACGCCAAAGGCCCAGCAGAACGGGCAAAGGCATCATTAAAGAACTGGAATTGTTGAAAGGAAAATTATGTCTAATACCCAAGCCATTGGCGTGGCCTACGCCGACCCAGCCCTGAATAGTTTTGAAGTTGGCACTTCTACCGTGCCGATTGCCAATACCGCTTCGGGCAACCTGAACCAAGTGTATTCCCGCACTACGCACACATCGGGCGATTTCCGTGGCCTGTATTCTCGCGTTGATTTTGCTGGCGCTGGCGCTGGTGAAACCCTGCGAGCTTTGTCGCGTGTAACCGGTGCGCAGGGCGCAGGTCAGACCACCAACGGCGCACACATTAGCCTGTCGGTAAATACTGGCGGCACGATCAGCGGTGCTGGTAATGCTTTGAGAGCCACCATCGGCGGCACTTCGACCAATCCCGGCGGTACATTGGCTGCGCTGCAACTGGATTCGGACTTCGCGTCTGGCGGCACTTGGTCAAATGCGTCGTTCCTTCGCGTGACCGACAGCGGTACAGGCGAAGTCGGCAACTTTGCGGCGATGCCTGCGGTTAGCGCAACGGGCGTGTTCCGTGCGAAAGTTGGCACCCCAGCCGCGTCGCATACCATCCCAATTACCAGCGGCGGCACAACTTATTACATTATGGTCAGCACTATTGCCTAATGGAAATTAGCCGAGAGTTTCTCGAAGCTGAAATTAGCGAGGTTCAGCGTGAGTTAGAGAGGGCTAAAACCTTTGTAATTCAGGCTGAAACTTCGTTAGCAATTTTTCAAATGTTGCTGCTGCGATTAAGCAAAGGCGACGATGAGTTATGCGAGGGCGAGAATGGCGACTAAACCGGGTTTGTACGCAAACATTCATGCAAAGCGTGAACGGATTGAGCGCCAGAAGGCCGCAGGCAAAACACCAGAACGTATGCGCAAGCCGGGGTCAGAAGGCGCACCCACGGCTAAAGCGTTCAAACAAAGCGCCAAGACTGCAAAAAAATGACCATTGAACAAATGCAAACTCGTCTGGCTGAACTCAGAGAACTGGCGAAACAGCATGAAAGCATCCTTCTCCAGATCAGCGGCGCAATTCAGGAATACACACGGGTAATTGCCGAGGAAGAATCCAAAGCTAAAGGGGAAGGCGATGTCGCTGGTTAAATCTGCAAGCCAAAAGGCGTTTCAAAAGAATATCAAAACCGAGGTGAAGTCCGGCAAGCCGGTGAAACAAGCGGTGGCGATTGCCTACAACGTCAAGCGCGAAGCCGCTAAAAAACCAAGGTCCAAATAATGAAGGTGGTCACCAAAGCGGTGGCCGACCTGATTCCTTACGTCCGCAACAGCCGGACGCACAGCGACGCGCAAGTAGCGCAGATCGCTGCGAGCATTCAGGAATTTGGCTGGACTAACCCTATTCTTATTGATGGCGAGAACGGCATCATTGCCGGGCATGGCCGCTTGCTGGCTGCGCGAAAATTAGGTCAAGACAAAGTGCCGGTAATTGAGCTGGCGCACATGACTGATGCCCAAAAACGGGCTTATGTGATCGCTGACAACCAGCTGGCTATGAATGCTGGGTGGGATACGTCGATGCTGACGCTTGAGTTGGGCGACTTGCAAGCTGAGGGGTTTGACCTTGATCTGCTCGGCTTTGATGCCGCCGAGCTTGAAAAGCTAATGCAGCCGGAGCAGGTTGAAGGGCTGACCGATGAGGATGCGGTGCCGGACGCGCCGGACGAGCCTAAAACCAAGCTGGGCGACATTTATCAGTTGGGCAATCATCGTTTGATGTGTGGGGATAGTACGAGCATCGCTGATCTTGAAACGCTTTGTGGTGGGCAGTTGGTGGATATGTGGCTGACTGACCCACCGTACAACGTGGCTTACGAAGGCGGCACTGGTTTAACAATCAAAAACGACAACATGGCCGACGATGCATTTCGTCAATTTTTGCGGGATGCTTACGTTGCCGCTAACGTGGTAATGAAGCCGGGAGCGGTTTTTTATATTTGGTACGCAGACGTTGAAACGTACAATTTTGTTGGTGCTGCCAAAGATGCTGGTTGGAAAATTAGCCAAATTTTAATTTGGAAAAAATCAAGTTTGGTTATGGGGCGCAAAGATTACCATTTTAAGCATGAGCCTTGTCTTTACGGCTGGAAAGATGGCGCTGGGCATCTATGGGCCGCTGACCGCAAACAAACAACCATTTTGGAGTTTGACAAGCCTAGCAGGAACGGCGAACACCCAACGATGAAGCCAGTTGAACTATTTGCCTATCAGATGTTAAATAATACGAAAGGCGGCGACATTGTGTTGGATAGCTTCGGTGGGTCTGGCACAACAATGATTGCAGCCGAGAAACATGGCAGACACGCACGAGTGATGGAGTTAGACCCAAAGTATTGCGATGTGATCGTAAAGCGCTGGGAAGACTTTACCGGCAAGCAAGCGGTGTTGCTAAGTAGCCAACCTTCGGACATATAAAATGCAAGGTATTGCCCATACGCCAACGGAAGAATCGCGCAAGCTAGTGCGAACGCTTGCGGCTGTCGGCATTCGCTTTGAGGACATTGCGTCTAAGCTGGAGATTGGGCAGGACACGCTGGTCAAGTATTACCGCAGGGAGCTGGACGAAGGGCGCATCGACGCAAATGCCAGCATTGGCAAGACGCTGTTTGAGCAGGCGAAGGCGGGGAACACCGCGGCTGCGATCTTTTGGCTGAAGACCCGCGCTGGCTGGAAAGAAACTGCCGTGACCGAAGTGACCGGCAAGGACGGTGCGCCGCTGACCGGCATCCAAGTATCGTTTGTGACGCCCGATGAGCGTTGATAGCGCCATCGCCAAAGCGGAGTTCCCGCTAAAACTCCAGCCGCTATTTAAGCCGTCGCGCTACAAAGTCTTATATGGTGGCCGGGGCGGGGCGAAGTCGTGGGGTATTGCTAGAGCCTTGCTTATTCTTGCCGCCCGTAAGCCGCTGCGCATCCTCTGTGCTCGGGAATTCCAGACATCCATCAAGGACTCGGTTCACAAGCTGCTGGTCGATCAGATCGTCGCGCTTGAGCTGATGCAGTTCTTTGAAATCACGCAGACATCAATTCGGGGGCAGAACGGTAGCGAGTTCGCGTTTGTCGGCCTAAAGAACAACGTCGCCAACGTTAAGTCGTACGAGGGCATCGACATTTGCTGGGTCGAGGAAGCGCAGACAGTCAGCCGCAATAGCTGGAAAACCTTGACCCCGACGATCCGTAAAGAAGGGTCGGAAATCTGGGTGAGCTTTAACCCAGAGCTGGAAACCGATGAAACCTACCAGCGGTTTGTGGTTCACCCGCCGCCCGACACGATCAGCATCAAAATTAATTACTGGGACAACCCGTGGTTCCCAGAAACCCTGCGCATGGAGATGGAGAGCCTGAAGGCGCGGGATCACGAAGCGTATATGCAAGTGTGGGAAGGGGTTTGTCGCCAGACCATTGACGGCGCGATCTTTGCCAAAGAGATGATGAGGGCTGAGGCCGAGGAGCGCATCACCAAAGTGCCGTATGACGCAAGCAAGCCAGTCCATGCAATATGCGATTTGGGCTGGTCGGACGCTACTGCGTGGTGGCTGGTGCAGTTCGTCGGCATGGAAACCCGTCTGATCCGGTAT